ACTAGGAGTGCTTCTTCCAGTACTTCACATATAGGAGCAGTTCAGATTACTTGGCCGACTATCAACCAAGATGCTGGTACTAATCTTATTAAGGTCTTCAAAGAAATCACTCATATTCAAACAGGTGGTGCTGTTCAGATGAGAATACCATACATCACTATTGATGCAAATGGTAACCGTATTGTTGATCCTGGTGGTCCTCCTGGAGAAGGTGGTGGAGGTGGTGGAGTAGGTCCAGGAGATCCAGTTGTGGGTAAGAGCACTATATATGAGTTGGGATTTGTGGATCATCGTTATTGGAATCCTGCTTGGAATAGTTCCGCACCTACTCATCTAAATAATATGTCATTGAGACCATCATTCTTGATGTGGGAGAATGCAAAATTCATGGATACAGGAAATGTATTACATAATTCTGTATCAGTTTCCGCTTTAACTATTGAAGAAATGACAAGATGGGGATATGACTTAGCAGACTTTGCAGATAATGCAGGTTCAGGTGTATCCGATGCTGGATATGTTTTCAACGTAGGATATCCAAGTATAAATTATTATTTGGGAAGGATAAACCAGAATTTAAACAGTAGTGATACTATTGTTTATGCAGAAAATACTACTGATTTCCCTGCATCGGGAACTTTACAGTTAGGAAAAGAACAGATCACTTATACTGGTAAACAGAGTGATCGTTTTACAGGATGTACAAGGGGTGTTAATGGTACTACCGCACAATCGCATGATACCAACGAACCTTACTTCAGAAGTGCGTAATTAAATACGTATAAATAAACCAGATTCAGTCTTACAAAATCACGGCAATTAGACAATGGCAGCTATAATCTCAGAAAAGTTTAGAATCTTCAATGCGAAGCAATTCTTAGAGTCGCTCAGTGAAGCGGCTGCAACTAACATGTATTTCTTCGTTGGAAGACCTCAAAAATGGTATGGTTACCTTGAGATCTATAACCAAAGTGGAACTTTTCAAGTTGGTGAAACAATCACAGGTGGTGGTTTAACCGCTACAATCAATGAGGTTCATACAAACAGTCTCCTCGTTACTGCAACAACTACTACAGCAGCTCCAGCAGCAGGTAGCACCGTTACAGGTGGTACTTCTACTGCAACTGCTAAGACGAAGACTTATAGGTATGCAACTGAAGATGCTCCTCCTGCTCCAATAGATAATCAAATTGATAAAACTGCCGTATATGATGATTTGATTGCTGCCAAGCGTATCACATCTACATTTGCTCGTCTTGTTGCTCCTCGTTATAACTGGAGTTTATCAACAAACCCTAAGTTTGACATGTATCGTCCTAATTACTCTGTTACACCTGCTGGTGGTGGAGCAATTGGTGTACAGACTGCATTAGGTAATTCCGCATTATCTGGATCTAAGTATTATGTAATGAACTCCAATTATGAGGTGTTCAAGTGTTTATATAATGGTCAGACACCTGCTAATGCAACAGGTATTAACGCAACATACGAACCAAAGACTTCTCCTACTGCTGGACAAGGTACATATGCTAATGGTCTCTTTACTGAGAGTGCTACTGGATATATTTGGAAGTATATGTACACTTTAAGTACTGCTGATGTTATAGCATTCTTATCAAGTGATTTCCTTCCAATGGGAACATATGCTGGTACTGCTCCTGTTGATGGTGCAGTTCATATTGCTGTAATAACAGATGGTGGTGCTACTCTTCCTGCAACAGGTACTACTTATTATGCACCTGTTGATGGTGATGGATCTGGTGCTATAGTTAAGTTTACAACATCTGCTGGTAATGCACTTGCTAGTGTAGAAATGGAAGCAGTTGGTTCTGGATACACATATGGTAGTGTACGTCTAGTTAATGGTAACGTATACAGTGATGCTTCTCTTAATACAGCTGTTGCTGTTGATGCAGCTGCTACTGGTGCTATTGAAGTAATCATGTCACCTGAAGGTGGTCATGGTGCTGATCTTGCTTCTGAGTTCTTTGCAAAGAGAGTTATGACGAACATTCGTCTAACTTATGCAGAGGGTTCTGGAGACTTCCCAGTAGACAATGATTTCCGTAGAATTGGAATCATTCAGGATCCATATAACTATGGCACTACAACCGTTGCTACTGCAAGTACTCTTCGTGGTACTGCTGCACTTAAGTTAACAGGTAGTGGTGACTATACCATTGATGAAGAGATAACTCAAACAGTTACTGGTGGTACTGCTAAAGGTAGAGTTGTTTCATGGGATGCAACCAATGGTATATTAAAGTATTTCCAATCCCCAGACCTCCATACACATAATGGTAAAGTTCTAGCATTTGATCATGCTACAAATAACGTGACAGGTGCTACATCAACAACTGCACGTCCTATTGATGCAAACCAAGATACAGCACTCGCTGATATCTCTTTCACAGACGGAAAAGCAAACCCTGAGATCGCACCTAACTCTGGAGATATAGTATACATAGAGAACAGAAGACAAATTACTAGAGCTGCTGACCAGATTGAGGACATCAAGCTCGTAATTGAATTCTAATCTTATCCAAAATACGAGAGATAAAGTGAGATGCCTCAGAAGACGAACCTAAACGTAGCTCCATACTACGATGATTTTGCCCAGGATAAGAACTTCTATAAGGTGCTCTTTCGCCCTGGATATTCCATCCAAGCGAGGGAGTTAACCCAGTTACAGTCTTCTCTGCAAAATCAGATAGAGAGTTTTGGTAAATATGCCTTTAAACAAGGAGAACTGGTAATACCAGGTGAAGTTGCTCTTAATACAAAACTAAATTTTGTTAAACTATCCTCTGTAACAGAGATTCCAACTAATGTTGATGGAAATATAGTTTATAAGAAGTATGATATTACTCTTTTAAAGGGACAACAATTGAAAGGGGTTACTTCTGGTGTTGTTGCTAATGTAGTTGAAGCAGCAATTGCTACTGAAACTGCTTCTGATGTATTATATGTTAATTATGTTAATAGTGGTAATGCAGGTAATGAGGACACATTCCGTCAAGGTGAGACCCTAGAGGTCGTAGACGGTGTTAATACACCACTGATGGTGGTTGGAACCGATGGAAGCGTACTTCCTACTAGTATTTCTATTACTGATCCTGACACAAGTACATCGTCATCGCTCGTAAGTAATGCGATGGGATATGCTTCTGCTGTTAAAGTAGAAGAAGGAATTTATTTTGTTAATGGATATTTTGTACGAAATGCTGCTCAGTTACTTGTAATTGATAAGTATTATGATAAACCATCTGCAAAAGTTGGATTTAAGATTGTAGAGAGTATAGTCTCATCTGAGACTGATGAGTCTCTTTATGATAATGCTATTGGATCAAGTAATTATAGTGCTCCAGGTGCAGATAGACTTAAGATTGATCTAACATTGGTTCAGTATGGATATACTGCAACTACAGATAAGAATTTTATTCAGTTATTGACTATTAAGTCTGGTGCTGTACAGAGTCAAGTAGTACAAACAGATTATAATCTTCTTGAGAATACCCTTGCAAGAAGAACATTTGATGAGTCTGGTGATTATGTTGTTGATGATTTCTCTCTTGATGTTAGAGAGTATTTTCAAACAGGTGGCAATTTAGGTGTATACTCTGCTGATTCTATAACAGGATTAGTTAATGGATTTACAACTACTGTGGCAGCAGATAAATTGCTTGCTAGTGTTGGTCCAGGTAAAGCATATGTTAAAGGATATGAGATTGTTAATAAAGAAACAAAGCATCTCACTCTTAATAAAGCAAGAGAAACACTTAATAGATCAGATATTCGTTTAAAAACTGGTGGGTTACCAACCTATAAAGTAAATAATACTTTTGGTACAGTTCCTCTTAATGCAGAGGGTTCTGATTTAACTCCTTATCCTAATATATTCTTGTGTGCTAATTTTAATGATGGATCTATTGGATTAAACAATACTGAGACTGTAACTGCCATTAAGCAGACTACAGATCGCCGTGGTAAGTATTTTGATATTGATACGGGAATCAAAACAATATATGTTAAATTTGATACTACTGGCACTAAAACTCTTGATAACATTGGTGGATCAGCAACAACTGATAATGATTCAAGATTAGCAGCAATATCAAATTTGTGGGTTGTTCTTAGTAGAGTTGCTGGATCTACAACACCTGATACAGTTACTTCTATATCAGTAAATGGGTTTTCTATTGTAAACAGGATTGAAGTTGATTCAAATACATCTCAGACATTCCTTGAACTTACTGTTTCTGGAAAGAAAAGTGTTTTAGATGAGGTATTAGTTGAATATGATATTCAAGATAATTCTAAGAACAGAAGAATTTTCTTGACAGAGAATGAAGCGAAGAATGATACTTCTACAGAGTTTGGAACTATTGTTGATTATAATGAAACTATAACTCCTATTATAGGACTTGCTAAACCAAATAATATAACTCTTGTTGAAAAAGGAGATGGATTTAATCCAGATGTAGACGTTGTTGTTTCAAAAGGAAGACAGTCTAATGGTGACGCTGTTTATAATACTACGTTCGGATTGTCTTATTTTGATCCTCAATTCTTTACTAAGATTGTATTAGATGAAGAACTTCCAACATCAACTACAGAAAATCCAAAGTTTGATTATGGAATGTATGTTTATGGTCTTCAAAGTGGTGCTTATGGTGTTGTAGAAGGTGCTGCCGATCAATCATATAGTAAGTATAAAACTTTAATGGTTAAAACACTGTTTGGAACATTTCAACCAGGTGAACCAATTAGAGATGAAAAAAATAATATTGTAAGAATACGTAAAGATAATACAATATCTCATTTTATTGTTGCTAGTAGAGGTAGTGGATATAACACAGGAGTAAAATTAAGAATTGATGGTGTTGATTATGATATATCAAAGGTAAATCTTAATCTATCTGGAAATAAAGTTATTAGTGCAACTATAGTTAATAGAGATCTTGTTAATGTAGAATATTCAAGACCTCCTATTGTTAATGTAGTTGATGCTAGTGGATCTGCTGGTACAGGTGCTGTTGTAACACCAGTTCTTGCAAGAGATTCTGTAGTTACCTATAACCCACAGAATGTTAAGTCATTTTTCTGTGAGTTTGGTTCTGGTAATGCCAATACATATACTGCTGATATTGAAGTTAATAGAGAGAAGTATGCTGAAGTTAAGTCAGTAACAGACTTTACATTTAGTGGAGAACTTGGTAAGAAGTATATTGAGTGTAATGGTTTTGGAGGAGATACTTCTAAGTTTTTACAGCAGGGAGATTTAATACAATTTACTGATACAACTGATACTACTATTCGTGCAATTGTTCAGCAAGCTACAAAACCATCTGGTGTATTGAAGTCTAGAGTTTATTTGGATAGATCTCTTCCTGCTGCTGTAACAAATACTAGTGTTGTTAGAGTACGTCCTGCAATTAGTAATTTTAATTCTGGAACTCTTTTATATAAGACAGGGACAAATCAAGTTAGTTCTCTTGTTTCAAGTGCTGATGATTCTAAAATTTCTTATTTCTTAAGAAGAGATTTTGTAAGTACTGGTAGTGGATTAACTAATGGTGGGTTTGCTTTTGCTGCTCAATTAGATTATGGCACACAGAGATTTGTTTCATTTAATGAAAGCAATTTCTTAATTACTGTTCTTGATCCAGGTGAGACTTCTGGTACATCTCTAATAGCAAAAGGAGATGTTATTTACATCACTTCTGATCAAGTAAGTATTACATCATCTGTTGATGCTTCTAGTGGACTTACTTCTGGTAGTGTTACTCTAAATCTTCCTGATAATTATTTTGGACCCGCATCTTCAACATATACTAAATTCCCTAAATTAAAGTTAACTGCTACTTTAGAAGTTACTAAAGCAAAACCAAGACTTAAGACATCTGTTGAGAATAAGAGAATTGTTATAGATTCTATTGGTGATTCAGTTCTTCCTTTAAGAGGAACGGATTATGATACTACTAGTACAAATGTATCAACATATGCAGATGTATATAATTTAAGATATGTCTATATGGGATCATCATCAGATGCTCCTACTGTAGATAAAAATGGAGTTCTTGTTAGTGGTACAGATATAACAAATAGATTTACATTTGATGATGGTCAAAGGGATACTTTATATGATGTTTCAAGAATAGTATTGAAGCCAGGTGCTGAAGTTCCATCAGGTAAACTTGTAGTTGCTTTTGATTATTTTGAACATACAGCAGGTGATTTCTGTGTAGTAGATTCATACTTACATGAAGCTGGTGTTTCAGCAGGTGATATTCCAACATATAATTCTCCTACATTAGGTAATGTTGATTTGGGAGATGTTATTGATTTTAGACCTAAAGTAGATAGTGCTGCTATTATCTCTGGATTCCAAAACACTGCTACTACTAATGCTACTTTATTAGGTGCTTCAAATACAAGATCATTTACAGGTAGTGGTGGTATTGTTTCAAGTACACCTGCTCCTGATAGTGGATTAGAATATACATTCTCATTTACACAGAAACAATATTTAGATAGGATTGATGGTGTCTTCTTGAATAAGAAAGGTGAGTTCATAGTAAAAGAAGGAAATTCATCTCTAAATCCATCTAAACCAGATCCAGTTAGTGATGCTATATCATTGGCATATCTTTATATTCCTGCTTATACCAAATCAAATAAAGATGTAAGGATTTCTCCTGTTGACAATAAGCGTTATACAATGCGTGACATTGGTAAGTTGGAGAAGAGAATTGAGAGATTAGAATATTACACAACATTAAGTATACTTGAACAACAAGCACTTAATATGGAGATTGTTGATAGTTCTGGTAATAATCGTTATAAGAGTGGTTTCATTGTAGACAATTTTGAGACACATAAGATTGGTTCTTTAAGATCTCTTGATTACAAATGTTCTATTGATACACAACAATCTGTTTTACGAGCACAATCTAAAGAAGATTCATTTAAATTAGAAGAAGTTTACACTAGAGATGATCAGAGAACTAATGCTGGTTATAAGAAAACTGGGGATCGTGTAACTCTTCCCTATACAGAATTAAAATTACTTGGTAATGAATTTGCTACTAAGACAATAAATCCAAACCCATTTGTTGTTCTTCAGTATGTTGGAGATTCGTTCATTGGACCTAGTGTAGATTCTTGGTATGATAATTCTATTGCTCCATTAGTTAATGATAATAATACCAATCTTTATTCTATATTCTTAGCAAAGGATAATATTAGAGATTCATTATCAAGTCTTTATAGTTCATATAAAGTTAATTGGATTGGTTCTAATAGAGCATTCTTTAATATAGGATCTTTCTCTGATACTAATAATAGTCTTTCCAATTCTACTGTTGCTAATGCTTCTGTAGGAAGTTCTTCAAATATTAGTCCTGATAATAATGAAGTTGGTAAAGGTATTAATACAAAAGGTGTTGGATCTAATGTAGTAGCAACTTCTTTATCATTCTTTGCAAGAAGTGTGCCTGTTAATTATGTAATTAATCGTCTTAAGCCTAATACAAAGGTTTATGCTTTTATGGAAGGTCAGAATATTGCTCGTTGGATATGTCCTGATACAAGATATACAGGAATCGCTGGCAATTCTTTATCTGCATTTAATGGTTCTATTACTACAGATGAAAATGGTAATGCTAGTGGTGTTATTTTAATTCCTGCTGGTAAAGCACCTAGAGAAAATACTAGTTGGACAGGTAATATAGACACTGTTCTTTATGATGATGCTTCTAGTGAAGTTAGATTTACTACTGGTGTTAAGACTATTAGGTTTACTTCTAGTTCTACTGATGCTGATAAGAATGCAGCAGAGACATATGCCGAGGTTAAGTATTATGCTACAGGAGCAATTCCAGATAATCCTTCTTCTATTGTTTCTACTTCTCCTGCATTCTTCAAGTCTAATGAAGGAACACAATTAACTGCAAGCAATACTGCTAATCCTATTAGACCAAATCCTCTTGCTCAAACATTTAAAGTTGAAAACTTTGATGGCGGTGTATTTACTACAGGTGTTGATTTATACTTCTCAACTAAGAGTGATAATATCCCAATTAGAGTTTACTTAACTGATGTAGATAATAGTAAGCCTGGTAAAAATATTATTCCAGGAACACAAAAAGTTCTTTCTCCAGATACTTATTTAAGAGTAGTTGCTAGTTCTAATTTAGAGGTTTCTAAAGGAGAAAAAGTAACTGGTGTAACATCAAATGCTTCTGGTCCTATATCAAGAGTATTTGATAAGAATAAACTTGAAGTAACTCCATCTTCTTCTGGAGTATTTTCATTAACTAATGATCAAGTTTATACATTAGTTCTTAACAACCATACTGGTGTTTCATTCCAACAAGATGAGACTTTAAGTATACCTTCATTAACACTTGCTAATAATACTAATAATACAACTAATACTCTTAAAATAGTAAAAGATTCTGGTAGAGTAACTGGATTGACCGTAACTAATACTGGTTCTTCTTATGATTCTGCTATTATTACTATTGAGAGTCCTCAGCTACCTGGTGGTGGTACTTCAACTGCAACCGTAAGAGTTGGTGGTGGTAAAGTATATCATTCTGAGATAGTTCTTTCTGGTTCCGAATATACTGAACCTCCTGCTGTAGTTATTGCAGGTACAGGTACAGGAAATTCTGGTGCAGTAATATCATCTTCTATTACTATTGATAGTCCAGCAGTTAGAATGGGTGTTGCTATTGACGATTCAACAACTAATACTGTTAATTCTACAACTCCAACTAATTTTACTTTTGATTATCCAGTTTACTTAGAAAATGATACTGAGTATGCTCTTGTATTAGAAACAGACTCAGTTGATTATCTTGTATGGGCATCTAAGTTAGGTGAGACAGAAATTGCCACTAGTACAACTGTCACAACACAACCTTTACTAGGTTCTCTCTTCAAGTCTCAAAATACTAATGCTTGGACAGAGGATTTATTTGAAGATCTTAAGTTTAAGATTCATCGTGCTAATTTTGATATTTCTAGAACTGCATCTTTACTTCTTAGTAATGAAAATCTAGGTTATGAGAAACTTGATGTTAATCCAATAGAAACCAATGCTGAAGCAAATACTAGTGCTACTTCATCTCTATTCAAGAATAATAACTTTAAAGTTAAAGTTAATCATCATGATAATGGATTTGAGGATTCTGGAAAATCATATGTATTCTTTAAGTCAGCAGGTGATGTTGGTGGAGTAACTGCAACTAAACTAAATTCTGAATTATATCAGGTAAGTAATAGTGGTGTTGATAGTTATGTGATTACAACATCCAGTAGAGCATCTTCAAATGCATTTGGTGGTGGTACAAATGTACTAGCATCATATAACAGAAAGTTTGAAAAGGTTCATGCTATAGTTCCTAACCTTTCATTCTCACAAACTAAGATTGATTCTACAGTTAAGACAACTAATATTACACCTGTAGATGACAATGTTGGTACATTTACATCATATACACAGTCAGATTATGAAAAGACATTCTTAAATGAAGATTTCTTCTTTATCAATCAGAAAGTCCTTGCATCACCTATCAATGAATCTGTTAATAGTATTGATAGATCGTTAACATATAAACTTGATATTTCAAGTACTGTTTCTCATTTATCTCCATTAGTTGATCTTTCTAGAGCATCACTTAAAACTATTTCTAATAAGGTTGAATATGCTGCTGGAAAAGAAGATAGATTTGGACGTAGAGATCAAGTTCTTGAGTTTTATCCTGTATATCAATTTACAGTTACTAATACACACAGTGGAGTTGCTATTACTACACCAGGATCTAATATACAAGGATTAGATACAGTTACTGGTGTTTCAAGTAATGCTTCTGGTAAAATTGTTAAGGTTGATGGTGCTACTGTAACTGTTGTTGTTAAAACAACTAATACATTCCAAGCTGGAGAGACTTTAAAATTCACTACTCAGACAGCATTAAATGATGATGGTACTGATAAAGTTGTTGTTAATAACGCTGACATAGTAAAGATTGTACCAGCATTTCCTAATACAACAGCAGTAAGTAAAGTAATTGCTAGAAGTCCAGATGGATTTACAAATACTTATGATAATACAATTGATGCTGCTATTGTCCTTTGGGATAATCAAGCAGGTAAGTTAACTGTTACTAATAACAAACAACCAATTAATGATGATTATATAAGTAAATCATCTGATGCTGGAAGTTTTTCTAGAAAGTCAACTGTTAGTTTACAGGCATCTGATATTTTCCGTATAGATGATTTATTATCGTATACTGGACAAGCATCAGATGAAGTAGCATTTATTCAAGTATCTAAAGTTTCATATACTGATGGTGTAGATTTCATTTCTGATGTTAAGTCTAAGAATAGTTCTACTATTGCTAAGTATGTAACTAAGGAAGTTGCTATTGAGAATCCAGCAACAGGAATTAATGTCAAGATCACTGCTAATACTAGTGATATAAACAACATAGGACTCCTATATAGAATAAAGAAATCTTCATCTCAGGAGAACTTTGA